GGGGGCAGGTCTTCCGCCTTCGGCGTAGCCCTTTGGGCTTTTGCCCGTGGCCTTTTGGGACTGTTGTTTGAGCTGTTGAACATGCTTGTCCCTCTGCGCTTGCAGGCTCATCACATTCTTAGCTTGACCCATGGCCAAGTCCTGTTGCCCCTTGGCTCGGGTAGTTTGCATCTTCTCGAACTCGGTCGCGCCCTTGATCTGTGCGACCTCGCGAGCACCCTGAACCTTAACCATGGACTCTTGCATCTTCATCTGGTGTTCGTCGCGCTTCATCTGGTGTTCTTGCACCTTACCAGCCGCGTCGAGCTGGCGCTCTATGATCCCGTGGGCCCCGCCCTGTTGCTTCTCCTGGGCAGTGGCAATGTTCAGGGCTGTTTTGGATTTGGTCTCGTCCACCTTGGCGGCTTCGCCAGCAATCGTAATTTGCTGGGCCTGTTGCTTGACCGGATCTGGCTTCTCAATCAACGCCAAAAGCTTCCGCTTCAAACTGGCTTGAAGCGGAGCAAGTTCAAGGAGGATTTGGGGAGGAATGTTAGCGCCCTGGGCGGTCAGCGCGACCAGAGTATCATACGAGTCACCCATCATGTTAACCTCATCAGGACCCTCATCCAGTGTGAAGTTAACATCCAGTTGGCCGACCGCGTTAACTAAACGCGGGTAACCCATCTCATCAAGGCCCACCCCGTTGATCTGCACCAACTGCGCGATGCCCTCGTCGTCTGTGACCCGGATATAGCGCTCTGCGGTCCAATACCGCTGGATCGCGCACCAGATAGCCCGATAAAGACGCAGTTTCCAGTTCTTCACGTTAATCACAAAGGGGCCGAGCTCGGCAATGCCCGCTTGCTGAAGCAGGTTGATCGCGCGCCCGGACTTGTATTCGAGCCCTTGCCCAATCAGGGCCGGGTTCGGCCCAAAGTTCTCTATTTCGTTTTTAGCGTCTTCGAGGAATTTGAGTTGGCCTTCGACGTTCGCGATCCGGGCTTGATCGTCGAACTCCATCTCGAAGCCCTTGTTGTATATGACAACCCCATCTGGCCGCACAGCCTCTCGACGAGTGACCTCGATGTCACTAAAGGCACCGTCTTCGGCTTTGATCCTTCGGGAGTTGAGCTCATGGAGGCCCTTGGACCGCCGTTGATTTACCTCGTCTTGAGAGCTCTTTAAGCCCCTTGGAAAGCCATAGCGGTCGCCATCGTGATCTACGAACGCCGAGAACATGATATACTTGCAGATCATCTCGTTCTTCTCGTTGAAGAAGTACCCCTTCCCTTCGTCGATTTTCAACGAGCCCGTAAATAAGCACCATCTCCATTCGCCCTCGCACTTGTACCAGAGATCAACTACCCGCACGCGCTTATGCGTCGGATCAGTGTCAAACCATCGCCGCTCCCTATCAGGTTGACTCGTCAACTCCGATCCGCTTTGGCTCTGATCTTCAATCTGCTTGGCAACACTCTTAGAGGGAGCAAGCTGGATCGCATCCTCCATGTCCAACCACTTACCAGTACCCATATAACGAGCATCGCTAAAGTCATGGTCAAAGCAGCGAGGATCATAGAAGAAGCTATCAGTTTTAACGCCTGCGAAACCAACATCAGTGTCATTCTTGTCCCCCTTAACCAACATCATCTCTACGCCGCCGATCCCATCTACAGCGCCATTTTCAATGGCGAAGGGGAACCGCGACTCGCGAAGGTCGCTCTCGACCACATACCGCACGCAGGCGGTGGCCAGCTCGGCCCCCATCTCGTCGGTACCCCGAGGATTTCTCGGATAGGCCTTTGGGTCCTGCTTGATCTTCTCCATCAGCCCCACGATGGAGTCAATCTTCCTGCCAATCCGGTTATAAGTGACCACCGGTTGGCGGCGCAGGTTGAATATCTCAACCTGTCCCGGCGTCCACTGTGCCCCGTGCCGGTACTGCCGAGCGACCTTCTGCTCGTCAATTTCCTCGGTCTTCGACCCCAGATAGTCCATATAGCATCGCTTGCACTTCTCAAGCGACCAATAGCCCTCCTCATCCCCATTCGAGTACTCAATCAGCTTATATCCCGTGCGGCCCTGGCCAGGCCCAGTAAACGCGGCCCCGGCACCGACCGCAGCCATCCCGCCGAGGAAGCTTCGGCGGCTCGGACCCTCACCCTCTTGGCTGGCTTGGTAACTCGGCATCAGCGTCTTCCTATAATCATTCTACGCTTGTAGAACGTCATCGAGGCCCGGATACCATAGTCGCTGTAAAGCCCCCGTCCGATGGGGTAGTCATACGTGGGCTCTTTGTCCGAGACCACGAATTGCGGCTCATAGAACAGATTTGCGTTGGTGTGGTGCTGCGCAGCGATTTGAAGGTCTGTGGCCTCGCCAACGACCATCGGCGTGTAGAACACATCAGGATCGGCAAAGTGTCCCACCGCGATATTCTGCGCCGCCTCCAAGGCAAAGACGGGCACGTAGAACGTGTCGGGGTCCTCAAAGAGGAATGGTAGGATTTGATTTGGCAGCGCCTCGACGTCGAATATCCCCTGATAGAACACATCAGGGTCGGCAAAGTGTCCCGGCGCGATATCTTGTGGCGCCTCGAGCGCCACAACTGGTGGGTAGAATGTCTGAGCATTAGCTAATAGTCCTACGTCTATGTTTAGCGCCGGAATGGCCAGTCCGACGCCGAGAGCAGCAAGGTTTGGTTGGCCTAGACCGACGTGACCGAGCACCTAACATGCTCCCATCTCAGCTAAAGATTTCGTCGGCACGGACCTGCGTAAGAATGCCGTCGGTTACGAGGTTGGCTTTCAGTGTTTGGGTCTTCTTTTTGTTCAAATTTATGCTTGGGTCGCTGGTAACGTTGTCCCAGTCCTTCGCCATCTTACCGTTGTCGCTCGTGCGGCGCAGTTGCAGTGCCTTGTACTCACCGTTAGTGAAGCGCGCGATGAAGTCGCCGGTTGGCAGCGTGCCAAGGGGCTCCATTGGGATAGTGGCGACGATGTTATCGCCCGCGTCCTTCTGCTCCTGGGTCGCGCCAGCGCCCGGCTCCCATTTCCAAGTCGAGCGGTCGTCGGCCTTACCGACCGAGGTCGAAACGACCGGGCTAACCTCGGCGATTGCGTCGTACAGTGTGCCTGCGTCCATTACATCCTCCCGCGAAATTCCATTCCAGAAGCAGCATCTATAGCCGACCAGACACCAGCTATTTGCACATCTGTGGCACCCGTCGAGATCATCATTTGCCAAAAATTAAAGCCTAGAGCTACCGTCGCATATCTCCCATCTGCATGGCCCCACATTCCAGTGCTTCCAGTGTGGACACCAGTATGTAAGCCTGACATAGCAGTGATGCTATTGAAGCCGATGCCGACCTCGGCATAACTAGTTGGAGAAAAGATTTTTGATTGCGCAAATGCAAAGATTGCATCCTCTGCAAGACCAAATACGGCCGATACCCTATTATTTGTCGAATTAAAAAATGGCCTAGTTACTATGGCCCCAACCGTTTCACTTGCTGTCGCATCCTGAACAGTCGTGGCAATATCCACTCGATTATAACAATTCCAGACACCAAGAAACGCAGCACCGCCGCCAGCCGCCTGCCCTCCCAATATCCAATCTAGCTGCGACGACGCATTGCTTCGTATCGTGCCGACATAGGTGCCGCGCTGCGCCGCAGGCCCGTTGGTGATCGCAGCATTGTTGAGCAGAATGCCATTTATCATAAACAGTGCCGTGCCCGCCGAGCGCGTGGTGTCGTTAGTCCATGCAGGGCCGCGCGTCAGCGTGACAACGCCAGCATTGCTCCATACGAACAGATCGTAGACGCTGTTTGCAGCCACGGCCGCCGGACCAGCGTTTCCAAGCGATGAATTGGTGGTGAAATTTGTCAGCACGGTGAATGGCGTCATCACAAAGTTAATGCTGCCGTCGAATAGTGGAATCTGGTTGCCCGCATAAGGCGTGTATAGAACCCCACTCATCGAGCTAACAGTCGTCGTCATCACCGGCACATTGGTCTGCAGCGTCAGCCGTCCCTGCGGTGTCCACGTTCCAAGGGGGATCACACTGAGGCCCGCGCCCGAGGTGGACCACACACCCGACGCGGTGAACACATAGGTCACCCCACCAAACACATAGAGTTGGCCAACGGTCGGGCTGCTGGGGAAATCAATGGCCACGATGGCTCCTCACGATAGCGTCGTACAGCGTACCTACGACCATCACATCCTCGCCTTTATGCTTAACCCATTGGCATATATCGGGACCGTTATACTGGTCGTGCCGAACAATAACCCATCATTCGATGAACAAGCTTCCAGCCATTGCCAGAAATTGAAACCAACAGGAATGGTGCAAACTTCGGCAATAAGTGGAGTATTCCCACTGGTCAAGGCATTGCCACTATATGCTCCCGACATCACAGTGGTACTATTAACTCCAATACCTGCACTGATGTGCCCTGTCGGTGATCTGCCAGATATTACCGAATTAACGATGACTACCTCTTCAGGCAGACCGAAGACGGCAGATATTCTGTTGGTCGTCGAGTTATTAAGTGGTCTGGTAACCCCACTCCCTGCTGTCCAGTTTGTCGTTGTGTCCTGAACTACCGTCGAAGCGGTGACACGATTGTAGCAATTCCAGACACCAAGAAACGCAGCACCACCACTAACCGCGGAACTCCCTTGTATCCAATCCAGTTGCGACGACGCATTGCTCCGCGTCGTCCCGACGTAAGTCCCACGCAAAGCGCCAGGCCCATTAGTGATAGCCAGCGAATTAAGCCAAGTGCCATTAAGCCTGGTGAGTGCCGTACCGCCCGAGCGCGTAGTGTCATTGGTCCAATCCGGGCCGTGCGAGAGCCGCACGGTGCCCGCATCATTCCACACAAACCAATCGTTAACCTTCGAGGCCCCTATGGCCGCAGGGTTCTTGGCCGTGTCGGTCGTCAGACAGCTCAGCTCGCTGAACAGCGTCATCAGCCAGTTCACGCCGTCGTAGAGCGGGATTTTGTCGCCCTGATACGGCGTATAGAAGATCGAGCCAATCCCCGCCGCCGAGGCGGTCATCACCGGGGTCTGGCTGACGAGGGTCAGCCGACCTTGCGGTGGCCCGCCGACAGTGGTCGGGCTGCCAACCACCGTGACCACAGTCACCACGTATTCAGTAATGAAGATTACACCGGGCGAGCCCACGCCACCGATCGCACTCAAACCAACGTTA